TTCGATGAATGATTACTTTAAAAATTTGGAAGAATTAGTAGACGAACTAAGGGGGATCATTAGCATCGAAAATGAAGAGTTTTTAAACAGAGCTTATAGAGGCTTATAAAAAATATAAAGGTTATGACAGCAAAAGATTTATTAGATAACTACGAAAAGTTAGTTATATTCATCGAAGATTCATTCGATGGTGAGCGTAAAGAAAAGTTAATGTGGTTGTATGAAAAATTATCTGACCGCATCGCTACAGCACCAGCATCAATGAAAAAACAATATCACAACGCATACCCTGGTGGATACGTTGCGCATGTTTTAAACGTGATTAAAGCCGCTGAGAAAGTGTACAAAGTTTGGGAAGAAATGGGAGCCGAATTCAATTTCACAATCAGCGAATTAAGATTTGCTGCATTGAATCATGATCTAGGAAAGATCGGAACCAAGACTGACGAATACTACATACCGTGTCAAGAAGAATGGATGAGAAAGAAAGGACAAGAGTACGTGATGAATCCTAATATTCAGTACATGAAAGTTGCTGAAAGATCATTAATGATTTTACAACAAAGTCAAATCTCAGTAACTGAGAATGAATACTTAGCGATTAAGTTACACGACGGATTGTATGAAGATGCTAATAAAGCTTACTACATCAGCTATTCAGAGGATATGCAGTTAAAGTCAACTCTACCATACATCTTACACCAAGCGGATTTGATGTGTGCTAAGATTGAAGGTCAAGCTAATAGCCCTAAACAAATTAAGACAACGCCTGCTAAAACAGGAAACAAAACATTAGATAAATTTTTAAACGAATAATATGATAGCATTATTAATAATATTATTTCTAGCTGTAGCGGGTCTTTCATACTTTGTATGGAACTTGTTACGTAAGGTAGAAAGATATGAAGAAGACATACAACTTAAAGATGAGTTCATCATTAAGTTTAAATCTATGATTGAGGAGTCAAATGAAAAGATGCAAAAATTAGATGAGAAAGGTGCATTTGAATCAGAGGATGAAACCGGATTTATATTTAAAGGATTAAGAGATATAGCTTTTGGTATCAATAGCTATTTTCAAAATTATACTTCTACAGAAGAAGAAACACCAACAACAAAAAAATAAGTTACGTAAAATTTAAGGTTATGAATTTAATTATTACAAAGCAATTTAATGCCAAGACAAAAAAAGGTCAGTCAAGAATTAGATCCCGAGATCTACACGAAAAGTGGAAGATTAAGAAAACGTAAAAGAAAAAAGTCTAGGGAGTACTTTGATAAAACAACAGAAGACTCCATAGTAGCATATCTCGCTTCATCCGATGAAGTACTGAGAAATGAACTGTTCAATGAAAACATTAACTATAGTTTTCATAAGCTTGCTGAGAATATTATCCACACATTCAAGTTCTACTACACAGAGCTCGACAACGTCGAGGATCTAAAACACGAGGTAGTAGTATTCTTACTTGAGAAATTACACAGATACGATCAAACAAAAGGTAAAGCCTATTCTTATTTTGGCACCATAGCCAAACGCTACCTGATTGTTTACAACGAGAACAATTACAAGAAACTTAAGTCTAAAGCTGATTTAGAAGACGTAGATGAGGATAAACGCATTGTCTCTGACCTAGTTAGAGACCATGAGGACAATAACATTACCAAGATCATAGACTCTTATGTCAATTACATAGAGAAAAATATGATCAGATTGTTCCCTTCGGACAACGATCAGACCATTGTAATATCAATTATGCAGATCTTTAGGAGAAGAGAAACCCTAGAAGTGTTCAATAAACAGCATTTTTACTTCTTTATAAGGGAGATTACCGGTCAAACAACTCCTAACATCACCCGAGTGGTAAAAGAGCTTAAAAGGGTCTATAAGCAGCAATTGAACGTATTATATGTCAATGGGGAGCTAGAAACGGATGAAAATGATATTTATTAAAAACGATAAATATGGCAGAATTTGACCAAGTTGTATTCGGTAAAAAGAAGTTCTCGGACATCCTCCAAGAGATCTATACCCGTTCTACAACCAAAGAAAAACAGATCTCTGATCTAATAGAGCAGTTAAAAGAGCTTATCCAAAATACCGGAGATGCCGTTATGATGGTGCCGCTTATAGCTAGCTACATGGATCTTAACCTTAAGAATGATGACGCCTTGATTAAAATGGCTGCTATCGTTCAAAAGGCTATGACTAGAGGTAAAGAGACAGGTGATTTCCTTTTACCTGATAGTGAGAAAGAAGAACTTTTAAAATTAGCTCAAGAAGCTACCGCTGAAAGAGCAGTTGCATCTAATAAAAACTTACCTACAGCCTAATGGCAGATGTTGTAAAATTTGGCTCAGCCGCAATGTTAGGTGGTCAGGAAACTGGCCAACCCGGTCTATTCGGCATGGGTGAAAACAGTGTTATAGCTAGAGTTACTTTTATACTATTAGATGATTCTAATAAAGAAAAATTTGATAAGTTCGGTGGGTGGAAAGCTTTAGGAACAATCGAATGTGTTCCTTATATTAATGGAGCCGATTCTGACACGGTAATAGTAGCTAGGCCGATAGATACTCATTTTACTAAGTATCCAGTGATAACTGAACTAGTAAGATTAAAAAAAGGAGTTAGTTCTAAATCTCAAGGCGGATCAACAAACTACTCACCTGAGTGGTATTACGTGGAAGTTTTATCTACTTGGAATGCAGTTGAGCATAACGCCACACCAGACTCCATTCTTTTAAAAAACAAATACAATCAGAAACCTTATAGTGAGACTACTATAGGTCATACTGCTAAAGATAATACTAAAGAGAATCTAGACATTACAGGAGACTTTAAAGATACTGGTAAGGTTAGAAAACTTATTAAGGCTCCAGGAGATCTAACCGTAGAAGGTAGATCAGGTAATACTATAAGACTTGGATCTTACATTGAAAGTTTCAAAAGCCCTATAAGTGGTAAAGATAGATCACCATTGATTATGATTGTTAATGGTCAAAGAAATGTAGATATTAATATTCCTATATTTGAAGACGTAAATAAAGATGGTTCATCTTTATATTTGTTAAATGGTCAAACTGTAAACTTCATTCCTTCAAGTGTGAACTTTGATTCATTCAACATGAAGGTTGACACTAACGTCAAGAGTAATTACATTGAACCTGTAATTATACCAGATGTTCCGGTTAGCCAATCTGCAAATCAAGTTGATAGTAATACTAAGACTGTAGATACAAAACCAGAAAGTATTCCGGTAGCTAACGCAGTTAAAACAAATGATGTAGTAGCTGCTGAAGAAGATTTAAAAGATTTACCATCAAGAGAACAACCTATTCAATTTGTACAGGAGACAGAAGATATTGTTAAGACTAAGCAGACGCAAGGTATAACAACAACAGAAAAAGATAGACCAGGAACTTCTAATACTGGGGGTTTCTTACAATACTATGATGTGCCTTTCCAAGTACAAAAGAATCAAACTTTCTGTTTTGTTGCTTGTATATCTATGTTATTTGATTATCTTAAAGTTACAGCTGAACATGGCCAGATGACCATAGCTAAGAAGTATACTGATAACTCAGGTAACTTATATCCATCTGAAGTTGCTAAGTTAGCAAATCCTGTATTATCATATAGATATTTTCCTATAGATAATGTTACTGGATATCAAGCTATAATAGACAAATTAAAGTCTTTTGGTAAACCAATAATAGTTGAAAGAAAATCTATAACAAAACCGAATGACCAAGGTGAAAGTCATTTCGTTGTTGTTACAGGTATAGATTCTTCTGGACTATTGCGTGTAAATGATCCATCTAATAGTGATGAGAAATCTAATAAAAATAAACTTTTACTGCCCTCTGATTTAAAAGCAAAGGGTTCAATAAGACTATATAACTAATGGCATTTAAAGACTTTAACGAATACGACAAGAACTACGTCATCCTAACCTCAGACAGGTTGGTCTTCAACAGTAAGGATGACTCCATCTTCTTAACATCTAAGAAGAGTATAGGGTTGTCTGCTATCGATACTGTCAACATAGATGTGGGTATTTCGGGTAAACAAGACCCAAATAAAAA